GTTAACGACTCGGGGGCGTCCAGCACGCTGAAGATGCTCTTCATCGGATACAGGAGGATACAAATGATTGTACCATCCCGGGACCTCGGCTTTGCGGCCAACGGTACCCTTGCGGGGACCGTTGAGCTCATCGCCGACATCTGGGGAGTCAGAACGACTCTCCATCCGATGGAAGCACTTCAAGAGGGCTCGATGACCGTCCAGCTTGGAAACCGGACTAACATCGAACGGCGCCCAGCCTCTGACAAGAGGCCGGTGATACCGCTCACACCATCTGTCTCCCTTGATATGATCCAGGGATAGGAAGGTGTGACGACCCAACACGGGCGACGTATCCTTCACCGTCGGGTAGTATTTAATTACCCTGCGGATGTGATCGTCGAGCCAGCGGCATGTGCTCCAGTAACCATAGTTGTACAATTGGTTTCGGAGACTTACTATGCTGCTGACCTCCCGGCTATGCTTCGGTGAGGTGGGGAAACTTCTACGAACCTTGACGAGCGTAACATCTTCGCCACGGTAGTAGTCCCCACCGCAAGACTCTCTGAACTTTCCAGTCCAGAAAGACTTCTTCCGATTGACTAGAAGCCCAAAAGCTTCCAGCTCGGAAATCACCGAATGTACTGAATCGACGGGGACAAGAATATCGTCCCCGAAGATACGCACCTTACCTCTGAGTGACTTCATATACCCAGGGGTCAGGGGTGTGTTGTGCGCCTTGCTTACCCCGTTTAGGACGATGGTTAAGAACACCATCGCCTCGAACGGGAAGCATAGCGCAGAACCCATAGAAGCGTGCTTAGCCAAACGGATCACTCCGTGGTTGGGCACATCAGCCTTCCGTGATCGACACGCGTCAACCGCAAGCAGAAGATGCTTATGGTTGCCGATGAGACCACGTACATGCTGATTCAAGACACGGTCACTAGCTTCGCTCAAATCGAGCGTGGCTAGGGTTCCATCAAAGGAACCTTGGCGAGCCATGAGCTTATTAGGCTCCTGATCGTCAAAGCCAAGGAACGAGCGGAGATTGTCATCTCTCTTCAGTTCCTCAAGGACCACTGGAAGAAGAGCCTGTTGTGCATATTGCATGCACGTTGGCTCAATACCAATAATCCGGGGTGTCTTGAGCGTTT